ATCAGGAAAAGCGAGCCACTGCGACTCTGACATCCGGCGATGAATATATTGCGTTGCCGACTGACTTGCGCGAAGTGCGTTCTATAACCTTGGATACCAACCCAAAGACTGTTCTGACTTATTACAGCCCATCATCTTTGGATTCCACATATTCGTCTAGCGGCGGCGGAAAGCCTCTTGGTTTCAGTATTGTCGGCGGTGAGATGAAACTGCGGCCAATCCCTGACTCCGGTTACACTGCCGAAATTATTTATGTCGGCGGTTTGTCGGCACTGTCTGACAGCAACCTAACTAATGTTGTCCTGACCCGCCACCCTGACGCCTACCTTTACGGCGCGTTAGCCGAGGCGTATGCGTACCTTCTGGACGAAGCTAGGGCGGCGCAGTATATGCAACGTTTTAGTATGGCCATCGATGAGATCAAGGTCGATGAGCAACGCGCTCATTATGGCACCGGATCGCTCCAGATACAGTCCATCTATCAACGCCAAAACAATTCTGCGGAGAGTTAAATGTCTTCACTATCTGATTACCTTGAGAATGAAGTCCTTGACCACATCTTGTCGGTCGGGTCTTACACAATGCCAGCCAATGTCTATGTCGGCCTGTCAACCGGATCATTCGGTGATGATAACTCAGGCACCGAAATAACTGGCAACAACTACAGCCGTGTTGTGGCGTCATTTGGCGCGGCGGCAAGTGGTACGTCATCTAACGATGCGGCCATTGAGTTCGCGGCGGCTACTGGCTCTTGGGGCAGTGTCAGTCACTTTGGCATCTTTGACGCGGCATCATCAGGCAACTTGCTGATCCACGGCGCGTTCACCACGGCCAAGACAATCGCCTCTGGTGACATTCTAAAGATACCAACAGGCGACCTAGACATCACTGCGGCGTAGGTGAGCCGATATGGCCACAGGCACACCGCATCTAGATAACTTTGTCACAAGCATTGACGCGCTACCATATTCTCTGGATAGCGCGTTACTGCTAACAAAAGTTGATTGGTCTAACCCTACCCTAGAGCAATTAGATAATTGGGGTACGCTGGAACAGTTGGATGCGTATAGCTTAACGTTGGATCAGTTAGACCAGCTAGAGGTTATCCACTTTGACGGTAGCGCGGCAATAGCCGTGAATGCCACAGGTGCCGTGCAGTTTGCCATTGAAATTGCTGGCACTGCGGCGGTTTCTGTATCCGCAACAGCCACCCTGCAACACACGCAAGTCACGGCAGGAACCGCAGACATAGCCGTCACATCCGCAGGTGTGGCTAACAGGGTTCAGAACTTTGCGGCGTCAGTTACTGGCGCGGCATCAGCCACAGCTACTGCCACGTTCATTGCGTCATACGCAGGTTCTGGTGACTTTTCTTTCGCGGCGTCTGCCTCAGCGTTTCTTGTTTATTCTCTTGAAGGCACCGCAGACGCGGCATTCACTGCCACAGGCGCAACGACAGCAGACTACGTTATGGCGGGATCGTCAAACATTGCGGCGAGTGCTACAATGACAGGCAAGGTGCTTGGCGAAGACTGGACGGACGTTGACGAAGGCACCGAGACGTGGACAGAGATTGCGGCTGGTTCAGAGATATGGACACCAGTTAGCGCAGGTAGCGAGGTTTGGTTGCAACAATGATTAACTTTGGTGAATGGCTACCGGATCAGCCCGACTATAACAACGCTGGCGTCACAGTCGCGGAGAATGTAATCCCTGCACTTGGCGGGTATCGCAGTCTGAACGACTTTGTGGCGTACAGCAACGCGGCTACAGGAACCATCCTGAACGTGTTCGCGGCGAAGGAAAATGACGGCACGGTGCAATTATTCGCCGGAGACGCTACAAAGCTGTATAAATTTAACACTGGCACAAACAATTTAGATGATGTCAGCAAGGCTGGCGGGTACGACCTGACAGGCGCAGAGCGTTGGGAGTTCGTGCAATTTGGGGACAAGGTTATCGCCACAGGCGGCACAGGTGAGGAGCCGCAGGTATGGACGCTAGGCACAAGCACTGTATTCGCTGACTTGGCCGGATCACCGCCAAAAGGTGACTTTCTGGCGGTTGTGCGTGATTTTGTGTGGATTGCTAATGCAGATGATGGTTCAGGCCGTGTGCCGTACAAGACATATTGGTCTGCATTCGATGACCCGACAAGCTGGACAGCCGGAACAGGTCAAAGCGATTTTCAAGAAATCCCTGATGCTGGTAACATCGTAAAGATCATAGGTGGTGAATATTGCACAATCCTGATGGAGCGAGCCATCGTACGAGCCACATATACTGGCGCACCTTTGATCTGGCAATTTGACAAAGTGGAAACAGCGCGGGGCTGTCAGGTTTCTGGGTCGGTGTGTAATATCGGCCACACCATTTTCTATTTATCCGATGACGGCTTCTATATGTTCGATGGGCAGAGTTCGACAAACATCGGGGCGGAGAAGGTGGATAAGCACTTCTTCAAGGATGTCAACTTTTCTTACAAAAACAAGATCACGTCCAGCGTTGACCCGCAGAACCAGATTGCGGTCTGGTCTTATGTGTCAAACAGCGCAGTCGATGACACGCCTGACAAGCTGTTGATTTATAACTACGCCACAAATCGCTGGTCATACGCAAACGTAGCCGCCGACCTGATTGCGCCGTTCTTCACGGCTGGCTACACGCTGGAGAACTTGGACAACCTATCGACCAGCATTGATGCGCTTCCGGCGTCTCTGGATTCGGCACTGTACAAGGGCGGCCAGTACCTGTTTGGCGGCGCACTTGGTAACAAAATTTACGCATTCTCAGGAGACTCGCTAGACGCGGTGATCGAGACAGGCGAGACAGGTCTGGCCACTGGCAACTTCACAATCGTCACCCGCGTGTATCCATACCATCGGGGCGGCTCAGTGACAATTCAGATCGGCACCCGCAGTCTGCACTCTGAGTCGGCCACATTCACTGACGCGGTTGCCCCTAACGCTGACGGTTTCGCGCCGTTCCGCGCACAGGACAGATATCACCGCGCACGGATGAACCTGACAGGAAACTGGGAGTTCGCACAGGGGATGGACATTGACGCCAGAAAGGTTGGCAGAAGGTGACCATAGCGCAACGTCAAACCAACTACCGCATTCTGAACCCAGTCACTGCGACAACGCGGGAAGTGTCAGAAGTTCTTAACAGGACTATTGGCGGCGGATTAAACAGCGTCGGATATGCAACTCTGGTGGCAAGCACAACCGAGACAACCATAACAGACCCGCGATATGGTGTTCAGAGTCTTGTGTTTTTCACTGGCTTTGGCGAGACGATAGAGAACAGCCACCCTTTTGTTAAAACAACCAGCACTAACGGCAGTATGGTTGTTGGTCACCAGAGTCACGGAGCAGATGTTGACATCGCCTACCTTATTATCGGCTGACGACAAATTTGGCCACGAATGGGATCGTTGCAAGCGTTATATAGAGGACGCTCTGCAATACGCTGGCGGGTCGCACAGTATTGACGATGTACGCGATTTTGTGCTTGACGGGAAAGCCCAGTTTCACCCTCTGCCTATATCGTGTATTATAACTGAGATAGTAGATTATCCGCAGAAGTCAATGTGCCGTATTTGGTTGGCTGGCGGCAATCTTGAGGAATTAATGCAAGCCGAGAAGTCCATCGCGCACTGGGCAAAGTCAATAGGATGCGATGGGATGGAAATAGTAGGCCGGAAGGGCTGGTCACGACAACTTAAAGATTACCGCGAGTCTGCGGTTGTGCTGATGAAGGATTTTGAAAATGAGTAAAGGCGGCGGCGAAACAAGAACTGTCCAAAGTGGACTCGCACCAGAGTACGCTCAACCGTTTGTCGAGTACGGCTTGTCGGAGGCGAAACGCCTGTACGGCGAACAGCCACAGTATTATCCAGAGCAAACAACAGTCGGCTACAGCCCAGAGACAGAGATGGCACTGTCGTCTGCACGTCAACAGGCTATTTCAGGGTCGCCATTTATTCAGGCCACGCAGGACGTAGTAATGCAAAACCTGATGGGTACTAACCCGCTACAGTCTGCGGCGTTCCGCCCGATAGTTGAGCAAGTTCAGGGTCAGGCATCACGGGCGGGTCGCTACGGATCAGGTTATCAGCAAGCCGCACTGGCACAGGCACTTGCCCCTGCCGCACTACAAGCGCAACAGGCCGCGATTGCACAGGCACCTGCGGCGCGTCAGTTCGGGTTCGCCGACATCCAGACGCTCGGTGAGGTCGGCGCGGCGCGTGAGGCACAGCAACAGGCAGAACTTGCGGCTGACATCCAGCGTTTCCAGTTTGAGCAAGCCCAGCCACTCACATCGCTGGCTAACTATATGGCGGCAGTTCAGGGCGGAACCGTTGGTGGACAGACAGTTGAGCCGATCTATCGCCAGCCTATCGCGTCTGCCCTTGGCGGCGCACTGGGCGGCTTTCAAATGGCGGGTCAGGTAAATCCTGAATATGCGGGTATGGGCGCAGTAGCTGGCGGCCTCGCTGGTCTATTAGGTTAGGGGTAGCAAATGGCGTTTAATCCATATACACAAAGATTTGCACAAAACCAGCTTGAACAATTTAACAGGCTGGCGGCTGGCCGTCCGGCAACGACGACTATGGATCGCACACAGATGCGCTTGCCAAATATGATGGCTTTGCCACCGTCAATGCGTCCTGCGGCACCAACTCCTATGTTTGAGAGGGTTGCACGTCAGGCCGCACAGAGACGCCTAGGTACGTCTCAGATGCCGTTACCACCAGTTACAGGCCAGATGCCACCACAACAGCCACAGGAAGCCGACACAGGGCTTATGGGTGCTTTACGCGCACCTCTGATGTCTCCACGCGGTCAGGCCATCTCACAGGCCGCCCTAGCCGGATTAGAGGCTGGCGGATACTCGGCCACACCAACAACATTGGGTCAGGCTTTGGGCAGGATGGGTCAGGCGGCGTTGCAGGGCTACGCGGCTGGTGAGAATCGGTTGGCGGCGAAACAGCAAGCTAACTTAAATAAATTGATGACAGAAGCTAAAATAAAAGAAGCTGGGAAAACTGATCTGCCCACCTTGCAAAAAAATTTATTGGCGGCGGGACTGGAACAAGGAACGCCAGAATTTAATAAGGCTCTATTAAACGCAATTAATAAACCAAGCACTGTGTTTATGGGCGGTGACAAGCAAAGGGAATTATCTTTCAAAGCCGCGTTGGACACACGCAAGGAAATGGTTAAATCCGTTGACGAAGATAGAGAAATGGGAGTGCGATTAGATCAGGCAATCAATTTGCTAGAGTCGGGTGTGCCGACAGGACGCCTTGAAAAAGCAACGTTGGGGCTAAAGCAGGTGTTTAAGTCTGCGGGGGTTTTGTCAGATGAAGCGATAGACGAGTTAGAGGCTCAAGAATTAATAAGCAATGTAACCTCTTACTTGACACCTCGAATGCGGGTCACTGGCTCTGGCGCGTCATCTGACAGGGATATGGATTTTTTCCAAAAATCAACGGTCAATATGGCAAACACACCTGCGGCCAACTTGGTTATTGCAAAGATGGCCAAACAGCTAATGGACTACAACAAGCGGCGTCTGAATCTTTTTGATGATTACGTTAAGAAAGAGGGAAGCGACCTTGGATTTGGAAAATATGCTGACTCTGAAATGGGTTCAGTCTATTACACAATTTCTGATGATGAGCAATTTACAGAACTTTTAGATGATAAAAAATTGAAGGTTGGGGACGTGTATTATAACGCTGACAAAAACGTTCAAGAGTTCCAGTATGTGACGAAGGATATGCTTTAATGGCCACACTTCCAAAAAAGAAATTGTATGCACCTAAAGCGGATCGCACAACGCTTGACATAGCTACGGATATGGCCAGAGCCGCCACACAGGGTGCCACTCTTGGTTTTTCTGATGAGATGTATGGCCTATACAAAAGCTTTGTGTCGGATAAAACATACGAAGAAGCCAGAGACGAAGTTAGAGAAGGTCTGGAAAGGTTCCGCGAGTCCGACCCTGTAAAGGCTTACGGTTTTGAGGTTTTAGGTTCGCTTTTGACTGGTCTTGGGACAACAGCAACAGCCGCTAGGCTCGGCGCACAAACCGGAATAAAGACTGCGGCGGCATTGGGTGCTGGCGAAGGTGCGCTGTATGGCGCGGGAGTCGGAGAAACCCCAGAGGAAAGACTGACTGGAGCTGGCACTGGTTTGGCGATAGGCGGCACTATGGGCGGGGTAGGTCAGGCTATTATGCCTAAGATCACTCAGGGTGCAAAATCTATGATGGGTAGGGGATACCCTCTGACTGCCGGACAGGCAG